TTTGCCAAATCAGTGTTATTCATGAGCATAGCGTGCGGTAACTGCACCCCGTAGTCTAACTGAAACCCACGAATGCCCGGCGCTGCACCTTTCATCCACAGCATAGACGCCGCGACGTTTTGGTCAGGTATAGCCGTGTAGCTAGAATTTAGTTGCAAAACAATCTGCTCAAGCGAACGCACTAACTGGTCAAATTGCTGCGGGTTATAATTTACCGTAGCAGCATTAGGAAGACGGACGTTCTGTATCTTGCTCATCGCAGGCCATCCGGTTGGATGTCAACGCGCATTGTGCCAAAGCGCCAGTTTGTATCCACTTCGTCACTGGTAATTTTAAGAGAAATTTGTCGTCCGCGAGCTCGAGTATCTACTTTTTCTGTAGTCGGCGTAATAACGTAAGGGTCCAAAGAACTGGGACTAGCCGTGGCCTGTGGGTAAGGCCGAAGTAATAAATTAACCGTAAGGTTTCCCTCTTGGTTTTTAAAGTCAGGGATAAAACGCTTCATCAAAAGCATGTTGTCCCCGTCGCCAATGTCGAAATAGCCCGAGTCAATAAAAGCCGTAACCGCGTTACCGTTTGCCTGATTAAGTCCGTCTTCTTGGTTATATACCAAGCTGCGGCCTGCAGTAAGTCCGTAGATGGTAGAAAGGCTGCTTTCAGTGCTTTCAGGGAAATACTCAGAGGCAGTCGGCTTCGGGAAAGAGCCTACATCCTGCCAAGAAGTACGCGCTAATGAGCCTTCAGACCAGACGTTTTCAAGATAATTATAAGTCACGCACCGGTCGATATAATCCGAAGTGAAGCTGCAGTAAAACCATGTGACCTCGTTAAAATCCGAGTTCAACGCGGCAAAAACTTTATCCTCTTGCACCAGATTTATGTCGTCAAAAACATAGTCTTGGACCGTGCAGGGAATCTTTTTCACCGTACCATCAAAGATGTAGAAAGCTTCATGCCCCATCCAGTAAGCTAATCCGTTAACCTCTATTGCAGAGTTGGGCCCTAAAGCGCCACAGTTAGTACCTAACTGTTGGAAACCAAACGTGTACGGAGGGCCAATATATTGCATGCCATGAAGCGAAGTGTCGGTAAATATCAGTATCTGTCCGCGAGACCTGACGGCCGTCTGAATTCGATTACCGTCTGACAATCGTTGGCCACCGGCTGTGTTTATTGCGGACTCGGCAAAGGTGTTGATGTTTTCTTGGTCCGAGAACCTTACAAAAAGAGGGTCTTGTGTAGAGGGGTCACCAATTGTGGTTTCAGTGCCAAAGGCGATTAAATGCCTGTCCGGACTAGATACAAGCATATAGCCGTTCTTAGTCGGTGCGCCAGAGACCAATGAAGCTCGGGTATCCACGCCATCGGTTGGGTTCCATTGGTACAATTCTCCGTCCACAAGCTGCATAAGCAGCACTTGGCCGTAATTATCAAAATGCCAAATACGCGCGTTAAGTGTTTCAACCTGCACTTCAGTCCGTGGAGTCCCCCATGTGCTAGTGCCCCATGTGCCCGTACCAAAGCCAAAGTCAAAGTAGCTAACGTCTGGCCCTACATTGATCTGATAGGCGCCCACTACTGAAGCTCCCCCATTACCTGTGTCTGATCCGTCTGCGTTAACAGGCGCGGTAATAGTGTAGGTGCTTGAGTTAGTGACCTCGGTGATTTCCCACTCGGAGTTAAGGATGTCAGCGGTAATTTGTCCGCCTAGACTTACCGCACCACTAAAGGTAACAAAATCCCCCTGCAACGCCCCGTGGTCAGTATCTGTCACTGTTATTACAGCCGACCCTGAAGAAGCGGAAAACGTCACATCACCGGCAGAAGTCGTAAGGCGTATGGGGGTAATGTCATACCACGCACCCCCCACGCTTATGTAGATTTTACGGTTAGTGCCCAAGGCAAGGTAGGGAGTTCCTGCAAGATTATTCCAAGAAAACGTATGACTACCGAAGCCTACGAGGTAATCTGCAGTGCCATTAAAATAGGTCCAACCCCCTATTTTTTCTGGCAGCCCATAACGAAAACGGATGTTATCCCCATCCGTCCATCCGCCTTCAGCCCCGTATTCGGTGTTCTGTTTGTCAATGCCGGGCGCTAATGTAAGTTTGAAAAAGGCCATCAGTAAGTCCACATAACAAGGGTACTTGGGCGGGTATCAACGTGTACGAAACTCTTAGCCACCCCAATACCGTTAAAGCCCATCTCGAGAGCGTTCTTGACTATTATAGCGCGTTGCGACCCATTTGTTACCTTTATGTCGGCGGCTATACCTAAGCTGTGGGTTCCCGGCTTGGCTTTTTTAGCCTCCTCAGGATGCTCCGCAGAACGGTATCCGCTAGTTATCGCAAAGGGAAATCCGCACTTTTCACGAAGTTCATCCAACCTAGCAACAAAATTAAGGTCAATGTGGTTTTCGCCGGTATGTTTACAAGCGAATTCGTTTACCGAAAAATACTTAAAATTACTCATAACTGCTTCAATACGAGTAATAACTTGGCAAAAGTATACATATTATTCAGCGCTTTTGGTTACGCCAGTATCGGCGTTTTCCTCTTCTACAATCTCTTCAATGCTGTCGCATACGTCAGGAACAATAACACCCGTAGTAAGGCTCAACGCACTGCGGCCTACCGCTCGGACACCTTTGTACATACCCGAACAATAGACTTCTTTGTTTTCAATGACTTGCTCAACCGTAGTACATGAAGCCATGAGCAGTGCAACACTAAATATCAACGCCAGTCTTACCATTTTTCTGGTCCTCTAGGAACTTAGTTAAGCGGGCTTTGTACCCGTCCATAAAGTGGTCTGAGACCCTATCTTTAATGCCCCGATCCTTATTACGAAGGTATTTACTGGGGTTTATGTAATCTACTCCGCCATTAGAGAAGTACAGCATATCTTGGGACTTGCTTGGTCCATAGCATAGTCGAGGCACGCGGGGTACAGAATCGCTGCCATTTATAACTGAAATCTGGTTGTCGAGCGTAAAAGGTTTCTTGAAACCCTTAAAAAACGTATTGGGCTTGCCGAAAGTAATCAGGCTAAGATTGTCATGTTTACCGTTTAACTTGGCAGCAGACAGCTCCGCTAGTGCTCCACCGAGGCTATGCCCGCAGATTAGGGTGCGCTTATTGTAATCTATATGCTCTTCGATCTCATCCCAGACGGACGCATGAGCAGCGACAAATCCGCCATGACAAAGCCTACCCGCATACGGTACAGGCACAGGCAGCAAGTTAAACGCCCAGTCACCCAACTGTTGAGTACCACGGAACACTATAATGTCTATGGTCTTGCGCTTAACAACAAACGCAGTAGTAGAGGTCAAAGGCGACTCTACCTTAATAGCGTCACGATTTTCATCGTTATAGGCTTTTATAGACCATGAGCAGGCCATTGTCAGTAGCACAGGATCAAGTTTCATTTGTCAGCTTTAGTCTCAAGTCGTTTAAAGATAGCGCCGAGCATTTCTTTGATTTCTCGTATGTCATCGCGGTAATCTTCTTTTGCTACATAGGTCATGGGAATAGCTTTCATGTCCGCGTCAATTCGGTCCAATAAAGCAAACACACGATTAACTAACCACCCAACAACAAATCCGGCTAAGGCGATTGCCACGTTAAACATCACTTGATAATCCATTGTACTACCCTGCTACTAAGCCAACCATCCAAAAAACTATGCCCATTGTCGCCCCAGTCATTAGGAGGATCAGAGTACCGTCGATAATTAACCGTTTTTGCTTAGCCCGTGCTTCAGCAGCAGCTAGGCGTTGTGCGCGTATGGTGCGCCGTGTCTTCATCATCTCGTTATAAAAGGCTTCGCCCGGCCCGTACAGCACGATGATTTCTCTAAGTTGGGCTTCCATCTGCTGCGTCTTGTGCTTGGCCATCTGTATTTCTAAGGCTTGAGCCTCTACCGACGAGCCGCGCAGGAACTTAGGGCCGTACTGGTTTTCTTTCTCTATCTCTAAGATTTTTTCCTTAGAATCAAAGAACTTACCTATGTACTGGGCGGTATCTTCTATCTCACGTCCGGCATTTACGGCCTTAGCAACAAGGTTATACGCTCTTGTCGCTCCGGCTATA